GGCAAATTATGATGATAAATATGCACCAAAACCGAATTTTATAAATGAGAATAGTTTTGATTTTATAATTTAATAACATTTAAGGTGCATTAATTGTTGGTGTTTCAATACTATCTAAATTAAATTCTTTTCTGACATCTACAATTAATTTACTATAGAAACCCTTACCTTGAATGAAATATTTTGCCTTGACAGCAAAACATAAGTCGATATCAGCATGACCTCCATCAAAATGTGTCGCATTAAATTCATTTAAAACACTCTGTAAATATTCATTGGACGCATTGAGACATTCCTCATAATTTGTTGATGTTTTTTGACTCAACACTTTTCCAAAATGACAGTTTCCAATGACATACACCTTTTTACCATCTGCCGGTAAAATTGACCTTAAATGTTCTACTGTCAATGGACGTTTTCTTTTTTCATGCCATTCATTACCAGCAATTACATCTCCTAATCTCAAATGAATAACAGTTGATTCTGTAATATCATCTGGAAACAAATGTGAATGTTTCTCAATATAGCTCAATACAATATTTTTTACAGTATCAATACATCCAATATATTTAGGTTTAGGTGTATAAATATAATCTCTACCAATTGTATTTGGATGTTCGTTAATAAGTGTGGTTGCCTCGTTATATGTAAGATTACCATAAATAAGATCACCTAACCGATACGATGATAGGGCTTGTTTGTTTTCAATACCAATTGAAACAGACGATCTTACTGATGAAAGTACTTCCGGAGTATTTGATTTATCAATAGTTAATACAATATCATCATATCTACCTTTTTTATGTCTAAGATCATACACATTGATATATTGTTTTAAATGTTCTGGAACTTCATTTATTAGAGCAGGTATCCAGTCAATACTTTGGATATCTTCAACAATTAAAATACCATCATCTGTCATAAGTTGAGAATATAAACGAATAAATGTTTTCATGCTTTCTAACGTATGAGGTCCATCATCTAACATAACATCAAATTTATTATTTGTGTCTAACAAATTAGTCTTAAAAAAATCCTCATCATATGCATTAGTTGATGGATACAATTTAATTCTATCTTTACCTTTTAATTCATGATAAATAAATATATCTTCCATAATATCAAGAGCGTAAATGGTAGCATTTTGAAAATAATCATACCATAACTTAATACTACCACCATTAAAGATACCAATTTCTAGAACGTTTCGAGCGGAATCTTTTTTAGAACATAAAAGATTTTGATATAAATCAAGATATGAATGATTTGTATTTTTATCAGTACGATTATTATCGACTATTTGAATTAATTCCATATAATTGATATAAATAAATTTTATATTTATATTAAACTTTTTAAAAATAAAAAAATATTGATAAATAATTTATTTATATATAGAGCCAGCATGAACTACACGATAGTCACAAATAATTCCAGAAGCAATCGAAGGACGTTCAATACGAAAAACATCACCGATTTCAGCTTTGTAATATCTAGCAACTGGATCGTTAATAAACATACGTTTAGCATTTTTTTTATCAAATTGATAAGCAGCAACCAGTTCTTCTACTTCGTTAGGACTTAGTTTAATATGTTTAGGAATTAGAATATGATCTATTAAATTAATTTGTAATTCAGTACCATAAAATAGTTCAGTATTTTTGTATTCAGTAATTTGTTTTTCTGCTTTTGGAGCAAGATTAGTAACAATAACAAATTTATATTCAGGTCTATCCATAAAATCTTCAATATCAATGACCTTCCGAATGGTAGTTAATTTACGTGATATGAATTTAATAATAATTTTTTCAGAACCCATTTTATCACCTTCATCTTCAGTCAGTTTAATACTTGTTTCGTCGTTTTGATCGATTGCTGCGAAAGCGGAACTGACATATTGATTGATATTATTACTATCAATAATACTTCGTGCAATAAGCATTTTAACAAGATTTTGCAAAATGAGCTCTTTAATTTGATTGTAATTCATTACACCAGCAAGGAGATATTGAACGTTTGGTTTAGCGGCTTCCATTATATAATTATTATAGATTAATTATTTAAACTATATAATAAAAATATCAATTTTTTTTATATATAAAATTTATTTTATATGTGTTAAATATATGGATAAATTAATAATTATAGTACTAGCTGTATTAATAATTCTCTATTTGACTTCAGCTGTTAAGGAACATTTCGATAATACATCAAATATTCAATTAAAAGATCTCGCTGCTTATGAATGCAAACATCTAGGTGAAGAGGCTAAAGAAATTAATAAACTTATGAGCTCGTGTAATGCACCCAATAAAGGACAAGGACAGAGAGAAACCATTAATGATAAACGACAATGTGTTGATAATGTTAATCGTAAGATTTTTAATGATAGAGAAAGAGATCTATGGTGTGCTGCTAAAGATGACAAACCATTTGTTAGCACTTTAGATTTTAAAGTGTCGCCGGCTCCTGCACCTCAAAATGATAACGACATTGAAGCAACAAGTAAAGTATCTACCATTCCCATCGGTATGATTCAAAACGATTTTGACAGTCTCAATAAAAGCAGAAACCAAAATATGGAAGGTCAATCAGTTAATTTCAACGGACAATTAAATACTCCAACTAAATCAATTCCTGAATCTCCTAAACCATTAGCTCCTGCATCACCTAATTTTCCTCTAAATCTAAGTGGCACCTCTAAAGAATATTTTGTTTCCGCATCAGAAGCAAAAACAAAAAGTCCATCTAATTTTGTAAATGATATCAATACAGAGGTTGTGGCGTCTGGTATGTTAAACAAATATGATTTATTTAGACCACCATATCTTGAAGGTGTTGATGCGTCAATAAGACGTATCTATTCAGAAGTTCAATAAAAAATTGATAAAAGTGAATTTACTCACCAGAGGCTCTCCGCTGAGGCGAGCCTCAGCCGCGTGTGATTTATAATATAAAATAATAAATAATATGCGATGTAAAACATCGCATATTATTTATTATTTTATATTATAATCTGAGTTAAATTCATTTAATTAATTTTTTTAAATCAGGGATATTCATCTGTTATTATTGGAGATGAGAAACATCTCCAATGATAACAGATGAATATCCCTGATTTAAAAAAATTGATAATTTAATTTTATATAAATAGCATATACAACTATGATATTTATATATAATGATGCAACAATCTATTTCTATTCATTCAATTGGTAAAAATAAAGAACACCTTAAACTTATACAGCTTAACGAAAAAAGAAATCTATTTAAAAATTTTAAAAAAATTAAAAAAGCACTCAATGATATTCTTGACAGTCTCAAAACTGGCGAGGATATTGAAGAAGGAATAGTATTTATAATTACTGATTATGCGGACATTAATATGTATCTAAAACAGATCCATAAATCAGTTCCATCTATTGTTAGAACACAATTTGTCAAACCAAAATTTGTAAGAATTTCACAACTTAAAAAATACTACGAACACTATCTTCAACTATATTCAGATGCATATCAAACGATTGAAAATCATCAAGAATATCAAGTTGCAGTTAGATATCCAGTTAAAAGTGAAATTCAGACTGTTAATCAAAAAAAAATGATTTTTATAAAAGAACAATACGATGATTGTAAAAACTGTACTCGAATATATGCAGAGTGTGGACGTGACTATTATGGTAATTGTAATTGTAATTGTCATGGTAAATATATGATGGATGAAGATTGTAAAGGTAGTATAGTTACAGTTATAAAAACTAAATCATATTTTAATATTCGCTATTTCATTGAGGAACCTGTGTCAACTCATATGGTGTGTCGTATGGAAAGAAATGGACTATATACTTGTTATTGTAATGATAATTAAAATTCATTAAACTCCTTAAATACATACAATATAATTAACAATCTAAAAAATTGATAAATTTAACATTATAAACCTATTACTTTATTATATAATATAAATATAAATATGAATCGTGGCTCAGCATGGACGTCAGAAATGGAAAATACATTAACATCATTATTAGAATCTAATTTATCTATTGAAGAAATAGCAAGAATTATGGGACGAACTAATAGTTCTATTTTATCCCGTCTTAATATTATTAACAAAAGAAAACTATCTAGTCAAATAAATGAAATTTTTCAAGACCAACAAAATAATGAAGCTAGTGCGAGTGCATCATCTTCTTCAGAAGAACTCCCACCTGTTTTACATATAGGGCAAAGTGTAATTGCAAGTCCGTCTGCCCCTAAACAAGTTAATTTTGACAGTATTATAGAGAGGATAAGAGGTAAAAAAGTATTAATATTAGATTTGGAAACGACTGGCTTAGTTAAAGACAGAGCAAATTTTTATAAGTATTGGGATAACAAGGTGTATGACGAGTGTAGAATAGTAGAGATAGGATATTGGTATAGTCCATCATTTGATCCAAATATGGATTCTTTAAAAATTAATAATTATTTGAGAAAACCTACCGATTTTTTTGAAATACCGGAAGGAGCAGTTGCAGTCCATGGTATTAGTTTCGAGAAAGCGACTAATGAAGGTTTTACGTTCAATAAAATAATGGTTAATAATCGTGATAATTTGAATAATCATTGTCTGTCTCTGTATCAAATATTAAACACAATGGATGTATTCATATCACACAATACTGCATTTGATTTTTATGTTTTATTAAATGAACTATGTCGTATTAAACAATTTGGAACAGTTAAAAAAATGATGCAAATTAAAAAGAATAAAGATGTCATTTGTACTTGTAAGCATTCTGGATATAAAAGATTAGGTAATATTTATAAATCAATATTTAATTGTGATGTAGATGTAGCTCATCGTGCGGGAGATGATGTAAGAACATTAATTGAAATATTAGTTAAAAAACGATTCAACAATTCAACAGAATATATAACACAAATGCCTAATTAAATATATAGATTATTATTTTTTTTATTTTTTTTTTCATAATTATAAGTATATAATGAGTATTTCAAATAGCGTTGTTTTACAAAAAATAAAAGACCAAAAAAAACAATTACAACTTAAATGTTACAATTTCATTAATACAAGAAAAAATATTAAAACTGTTAAAACAGAAGAAGTAGTGCCAAACAAAGTTCAACCCACTAAAGTTCAACCTACTAAACAGGCAGAACCTACAAATGAATTGAAGAAAACATCAGATATCAAGCAACAAATAAACAAAAATAAAGACATTGCAAAAATTAATCAAGATTATCTTAATGGTCGAGGAATTAAAACAAACCAAAATAAAATTTTAAATGAAATCAATTCATTGACACAAATTCCCGCAAGTGTCCCAAAGGTTGAAGAAAGCCTTCCCAAAATAAATGAAATGGATGAAATTAATCGTTTGAATCGCGAGTATTTAAAAAATCAAAAAAATCAAGATGTATCAAACAGTATTGAAACAAAACCGGTTGTAAATAAACCAGTTTTTCTAATTGAATCAAATAATAAAGCGTCTAAAGAGGTAACAGAGACAATTGATTTAACACCTAAAATAAAACCACTAAGCTTGCCAACTATAAATATTAGAAAAAAATTATTTTCACGTCCATCTCTTTCAAGACCAGTGGTTGAACCGGTTGTTGAAGCTGTAGTTGAAGTTGTTGAACCTGTAGTTGAAGTCGTTGAAGTCGTTGAAGCTGTTGTAGAGCCAGTTGTTGAAGCTGTTGTTGAAGCTGTTGTTGAACCTGTTGCAGAGCCAGTTGTTGAAGCTGTAGTTGAAGCTGTAGTTGAATCTAAAACAGAACCAAACCTGCCATTATATTTCAATGATATATCGATAAACAATTAATTTTTTTTATAACCAAGAACATTATGTTGAAAAGAGGAATATTCATTACCAATAATCAGTTGATTAATATCAATAGTAATATTAGTTTCAATATTAGATATTTTTTGAATATCTAATATATTAATTTTATTGATATTGACTTTAGTGAGATTAGTATTATCACTTATATATTCTATTTTACGTTTTCTAGAACTAAAGTTATTATTCATATAAATTAAATGCATATTATTTTTTATTATATTAAACTAAGTATAATAAAAATAAACTTTTAATTTTTAATCATTGTTCTACATAGAGGACAAGAAGCTCTATGTTTAGTGGTCCATTCTAATATACAATCTTTATGAAAATAATGATTAGGTGGATGGTTATCTTTTTGTACACCAGTCTCAGATGGTTTATCTTCTGACAAATTATTTAAACTTCTATTTAGAGAACAATTTAGTTCGATGACATCATCATCTGGTTCATATAAATCATTACAAATAGAACACTTTGAATCAATACCATCTAATTGTTTAAATTTAACACATATAAGATCATCGAACTGTTTTTCAGTAAGGACATTTGTAGCTTCATCACTATACCCATCATTTCCGTTATTTTCATCATTATGCATTTCAACGAAATGTTCCATAAAAGATAATAAAATACTATGTCTGGAACGAGATCTTCTAATAATGGGAAGACCATATAATTTAATAATATATTTCAAATCATTAATATCTTCGTCTGGGTAATTAATAGAATAATATGCAATAATATTTGCAATTAATTCTCTCAAAGAATATCCATTACGCAGACCGTTTGAAAGCATGAATTTTACAGTAGATTTTTGAGATATATATGGACTGAAGTTGTCAAAATAATAACTTCTTTCATGTAATTCATTAATAGTAATTCTGTGTTGTAATTCTTCGTCATATAGTTCGAATGATTTTGCAATACATTCATCTATAATTGAATCAATATTTGCCAAATCACTTTCTGATAAATATTCAATATGATCTCTATTAGCTAAAACAATATTTGATAAATTTAGAAAAGCATCAAGTCCGGATGGTTGTATGAGTGGTTCAAGAACTCTAAAGTTTGCGCCAGCACCGGCGGCATTTGGTGGTTCTTGTTCGTTAATATTTATGTAATTAAAAAACTGTGAATAAATATCTTGTTGATTATTGTTATTATTATTGTTATTATTATTTTGCGCCATCTATAATATATTTATTATACAATAATTATATAATTGTTTAAATTTATTTATATATAATATATCGTTAAAAGTATCAATAATTAACAAAAAATTATATATATTAATTAAATTTATTTTATATGTGTATATATATATATATATATATATATAATGTCATCTAAAAAATCGGTTAAACATGCTTACAGAGTAAAACGTCCCGGACCTAAAAGACCTAAAGTTTTACCACCATTAGGAAATGATATGAGTCTCCATAAGTATGGATACACTTTACAAGATTCAGCAAAAGCTCGTTCAACCTCATTAAAGAGGGCGTCAAAGGTATATGGTCCATTACCAGTTTTGAAACGTGTAAATCTAATAAGAAATTATACAAAGTCAGTACCAGTGAATTATAAAAAATTATCAGTTGATGTTGAATTTTTAAAGAAAGAGTATAAGAGATCAAAAAAATCAAAAAAATCAAAAAAATCAAAAAAATAAAGTAAAGCAACAATATATTAATTTCTAAGTAAGTAATATAATGGCACCAAGTAAAAAGAACAGAAAAGAATCAAAAAAGAAAAATTTAAAAAAGCGACCAATAACAAGATCAAAAAAGAGCAAAAAAACAGCTGATTGCTTATGTAATAAAGAAAAAGGAAAATGTAAATGCAATGCAAAGAAGACATCAAAGAGAGAAGTATTATCAAATTTAATGGTTACAATGAATATTTAATCAAAAAATTTATCAGTATTAAAATAAATAATAATAGAAACATTATCATCAGAACCAAGTTCAATTGCTTTATGCGCTAATTTTGAAGCAATATTTAGATTATTTTTAGTACTTTGATTAGATAGAGAGTTAGGTTGTTCTATGATACTGCTAAGGACGAAATCAACGATTTGTTGTGAATTCATTGAATCGTAAAGACCATCTGATGCAACAATAATAAATTTATAATTATTACAAGAATAATGTAAAACATCTGGTTTATGTTCTACACATTGTTTTTGATCGAAATCACCCATAGATCGACTAACAGCTAAAATTCCATTAATTCTTGGAACATCATTTGGCTCAAAAGAAACGGAACCACCAAGCTTTTTAATTCTTAGCATTTCTAAAGGAGCGTCTGGTTTATGGTCTAAAGTAAGATTTTCAGCGATATAATTATTATTACAAGCAATAGCACGACTATCACCGGACCATGCGGTGGTTAAATATTTTTTATCTTTATACATATAGATGAGAGCCATACACACAGTGGAACCTTGTAGAGAGCTTTTATTATGTTTAGCATTAAGTTCATTTTGTATTTGGTCGAAAGTGGAGACGACATATTCATTATATTTAGGATGTGGTCTTGGTGTGTTATCATTAATAATATTTTGTTTATAGAAGTAGGAAGGGAGAGTTTTAGACAGGGTTTCAGAAATTGCAGGTCCTCCATGACCGTCAAAGACACATAGAAAGTCGATAGGAAGACGGCTAAAATTTTCAGTTTCAGATGTTGTATTATTAGAATTAGAAAGTTTAGAGAGGTAGTTTTTAATAACAAAACGATCTTCCTGATAAGGGCGTTTTCCTTGAGTGGTATATGAATGTATATACATTTATATATCATACATATAAAAATATTAATAAAAAAACATTAATTAAATATATTAATTTATAATTGGAACCAATTAATTTATAATTGGAACCAATTAATTTATAATTGGAACCAATTAATTTATAATTGGA